TGGACAGCGACAAGGTGAGGAGTGAGAGATAGACTGGCAGCACTCCCGATGGGGGGGACAGTAGCGTCCGCACGGTGTCCGGCAGTGTAGCGCAGCGGCACTGTATCGCACCTTCCCTCGCTCTGTATTACCTCCCTACGTCTTCCTCCTTGTCTTCGACACTGTATATATACTTTATATTGTATTATATGTTATGTATGTCATTAGCTGATACTTAGGGACTATATGCCAGCCTTATACACCATACCGACTTACATTTAAATACAACTCGGTGGTATACGTAGACCTGGGAGTACCTGACGATACGCAGTACGTAGGGTACAGCGCAGTAGCCTATAGTTTGGTGCGGCCCTCGCGAGGTGAGCGACTACCAAAGGGGGCGCTGCCCCTCCGACCTCCCTCAGCCTCGCAAGTTTTGAGTGGTCGCGATGACCCCACCCGGGAAAAAGTACGCACCCGCTTTCATTTACCCTATATATTATAATCCTCAGCCACTCCAGACCTGACCCGGGGTCTAAACAGGGTGTAGGGGTTTTCTGGTAGTAGTACCTGTAAAAAAACAACGAAAACACTTGACAAACAAGTTCAACTTATAGTACTTTGTAAACAGTAAAACTTGAGCATGGGTTTTACCTCCTTTCATACAAAGACCACACGACTGCTGGCTGTAACAAGGTTCCACACTCGCTTTGTTACGGTCATTGGTTGGGAGAAAGCAGGGCGGGTGGAAATCCCGCAAAGGAATTGCTATGAACAAATAGTGCAACAAGTTGAACTCTAAGGCGGTGAGAGGTTGCCGAGACAAAAAGCGGCAGAGCCGGGGAAGAATCTGGTACTCGACTTTGGTGATGTCAGCGAACCGCAGAGGCGGTTTCTGGAATCAGAGACGACCTACACCTGTTACGGCGGAGCCAGAGGCGGTGGGAAGACCCACATAGCAAGGATCAAGGCAGTAGGCTTGGCGATCAACTATCCGGGAATCAGGATATTGATGGTTCGAGCGCACTACCCGGAATTGGAGCAGAACCTGATCCAGCCGATCAGGAAGTGGGTGCCGTCGGAGTTATACAGCTACAACGGGACTGACCATCAGATGACGTTCTGGAACGGATCAGTCATCAAGTTCGGACACTATGACAGCACGGCAGCCGAGAATGAATATCAGGGCGTTGAATTCCAGATCATCTTCTTGGAAGAGGCGACCCAGCTGAGTGAGAGAGCTTTCCAGTTCATCGGAAGCTGTCTTCGAGGCGGAGACGGGTTCCCGAAGCGGATGTATCTGACAGCCAACCCGGGCGGTGTCGGACATCGTTGGGTCAAGAGGCTATTCATAGATCGGAAGTACAGAGTTGATCCGAACGACCCGGAGCGGACGGAAGACGCGAACGACTACACGTTCATCCCGGCGAGGGTAGACGACAACCCGTGGCTGTTAGAGAACAGCCCGATGTACGTCAAGATGCTGGCGAACCTGCCGGACGATCTGAGGCAGGCGCACCGGTACGGCGACTGGAACGCACTGAGCGGAGCGTACTTCTCGAACTTCCACCGGCACACGCACACGATGTCGAGGTTCAAGATCCCGACGAGGTGGCCGACATACAGGAGCTTTGACTACGGCCTTGACGGACTGGCGATCTGCTGGTGGGCGGTAGACGAAGACGGACGAAGCTGGTGCTACCGGTACGTAGAAGACAAGGGCCTGATTGTCCGAGACGCAGCGAAGGTGATTCTTGAGAACACCCTGAGCTTCGAAAGGCCGATTGCGACTTACGCACCGCCTGACCTCTGGAACAGGCAGAAAGACACCGGCAAGACGATGGCTGAAATCTTCCTTGAGAACGGAGCATCCATCGTCAAGACGGACAACAACCGTGTACAGGGCCATATGGTCCTGAAAGACATGATGTCCCCGATGCCTCTGAACGACCCGTATGTAAGGGCGCTGTTCGGAGAACAGGGCGTACCGGACACACTGCCGGGAATCATGTTCTTTGATGACATGGAAGAGCTGCTGGAAGACCTTGAGTCCATCCAGACAGACGAGAAGAACCCGAACGACTGTGCGAAAGACCCGCACGATGTCACCCACAGCGTTGATGCTTGCAGATACTACGCCATCAGCCGGGTACAGAGGGCGGCTCCGAAAGAGAAAAAGAAGAAAATCGATCCAATGGCCTTCCTCGAAGTCGATGACGAAGAGGGCACGGACTATCAATCATACCTCTGCGGTGGCGAAATCACCGGAGAGTACATGGGCTGAAAGGAGAACGAATGTTTCCTATCTACATCACGCTGGCGCTGGCAGTTGCGCTCCTCCTTCTGTGCGGATGGTGCTTCTTGCAGGAGAGGCGAATCAACAAGTTGGAAGAGCTTGGCGCCAAACTGGCTGTCAAGTGCAAAGACTTGACAGAGGAGATTCAGAGAGTTGACGAGTCGAACGGAGTTTCCCTGAACATGCTCGGGAAAGAGCTGAAGGATTTCCGGAGAGACTATGGAGAAGCCGCCATCGAAGAGATGCGCGAGAACGCAAGACGAGAGAAAGCGTGGGCTGACGGGATCAACAACATCATGGCGTACGGAGCCGGTCTCCACGGACGAGGTGACACCGAATGAGTAAAGAAAAACTGGGGCTTTTTAACGGAGAAGATATGCCGTCCGTCGAGACGGCATGGGAGTTCTACGAGAAAGGGCTCCAGTTTAACAATGCAATCGACCTTGAAGAGACAGTCAGAGCTAACGAGAACTTCTTCATCGGGAAGCAATGGGAGGGAGTACAGGCGAACGGACTGCCGACGCCGGTATTCAACATCCTGAAGCGTGTTGTAGGCTTCATCATTGCGACGATCACCACGGACAACCTGAAGGTGAGCGCCACGGCGATGTCGAACAGCCTGAACACAGCCTCCTATGAGGAGTGTGTGAGGGTAGTCAGCGAAGAGTGCGACGCCCTGATGGAGCACAACGACATCCCGGCCCTGACGAGGGAGCTGGCGAGGAACGCTGCGGTGGACGGCGACGGGTGCATCTACACGTACTGGGACCCCAGCGTAAACATGGGCGACGGTGTGATGGGCGCTGTGAAGAGTGAGTGCATCGAAAACACGAGGGTGTTCTTCGGAAACCCGAACGACAGGCGTGTTCAGACCCAGCCCTACATCCAGATTGCCAACAGAGAACTTGTCAGGCGAGTCAAGCTGGCTGCGAAAGCCGCCGGGAGCAAGGACTGGGAAGAGATCATGCCGGACGACGAAGACACTGACCGTGTCGAAGACGTTCTCCGCACCGATGACAAGGTGACGATGATCCTGACCCTGTGGCGGAACGACAAAGACGGGGAAATCTGGGCGTATGAGAGCACCAGCAACGCAGAAGTGCGGAAGCCGTGGAGCCTCGGCATCAGAAAATACCCGATTGTCTGGCTGAACTGGGACTACATTCAGGACAGCTACCACGGTCAGGCGATGATCACTGGCCTGATCCCGAACCAGATCTTCATCAACAAGGCCTACGCCATGTCCATGCTGTCGATGATGCGGACGGCGTGGCCGAAGATCGTCTATGACAACACGAGAGTCGCCAAGTGGGACAACCGGGTAGGCGGAGCAATCGGCGTGACGGGGGATGTAAACACCGTCGCGAAGATCCTCGACCCGGCCCAGATCAGTCCTCAGATCGCCCAGTTCATCCAGATGGCGATTGAAGAGACGGAAGAGACGCTGGGTGCCACAGCCTCAGCCCTCGGCGAAGGCAAGGCATACAACACGTCGGCCATCCTGTCGCTCCAGAGAGCGGCTGCGACCCCGACGGAAATGATCAAGCAGAACCTCTACCGCGCTGTGGAACAGCTGTTCTACATCTACGTGGAGTTCATGGGAGAGTATTACGGAATCCGCAAGGCCGACATGCCGACACCGCCTGAGATCAGAGCGATCTACGAACAGGCGAACATGCTGGCCCAGCAAGTCGGTCAGCCGACACAGGAGATTCCGGCAGAAGTGCCTCAGGACTTCGACTTCGGAGTTCTGAAAGACCAGCCCTTCCTGCTGAAGCTGGATGTGGGAGCCAGCTCCTACTACAGCGAGATCGCCGCCATGCAGACGCTGGACAACCTGCTTCAGCAGCAGCAGATCAACGTCGTCCAGTACCTTGAGCGTGTGCCTGACAGCTACGTTCCCGGAAAGCGGAAGCTGATCGAGGAGCTCAAGGAACAGATGAAGCAGCAGGAAATGATGAACCAGATGGCGATGCTGGGGATGCCCATGACGCCGCCTGCCGGAACGGAGAGCGGAAGCAGCGTTCCGCAGGCTGGAGTGGGCGAGAACAGGAGCAAAGCCAACTCAAAACCGGAAGGGCCGATTGCGGCCCAGATCGCACCCGAGCCGGAGATTTCCGGCGGACGGGGCTACGGAGCAGCGGCACGCCGGATTAACGGCGGAGCTTAACCAAGCTATCACGGGCGGGACACCAACGCCCTGATAAATACATCTCGAACCCGGGACACCAACGGGGGAAAGGACAGACAATGGAAGACAATGAAAACCTCGAAGTGGAAGTTGAGCTGACCGAAGAGGAAGAGACGATCTTTGATGAATCGTGGGATGAAGATGCCACGTTCGATCTGGAAGGGAGCAGCGGTTCTGAAGACGCAGAGACATCGGAAGAGCCTGCTGATGATCCTGAGGATGCGCAGCCTGAGGACGAACCCGAAGACGACAGCGAAGAGCAGCCTGAAGAATCTGAGGAGGCCCCGGAACCGGAGCAGGAGACTGAGGCGGGAAACCAACGCTTCAAGATCAACTACTTAGGCAAAGAGGAAGAACTGTCCCTCGAGCAGATGACCGAACTGGCCCAGAAGGGCCGCGACTACGACCATGTACGGCAGGAACGCGACCAGCTGAAATCGGCATCTGGAGACAACGACCGCTATAAGTCGTTTCTCGAAGACCTCGCCAAGCGCAGCGGCCTGACCGTGGACGAGCAGATCGACCGGACACGGGCGCTCTGGCTACAGATCGACGAATCCGACAAGGGCAACGAGATTTCGGAGTCCGAGGCCCTGCTGCGTGTGCAGCGGAGCAAGGGCGAGAAGAAGGAGACACCCAAGGCGGAGGAGGGCGACAAGCCCAACTTCAACCCGCAGATCGACCGATTCCTGAAAGTCTACCCGAATGTGGCAGCAACGGACATCCCACAGGAAGTCTGGCAGGAAGCGGCACGGCTGGACGGCGACCTTCTCAGTGCTTATCAGGCCTACGAGATCAAGACGCTCAAGGCGGAGAACGCCAAACAGAAGAACGCTCAGAGCAAATCTGAGCAGAACCAGAAAAATGAAAACCGGAGTACCGGGTCTCGGCGAAGCGCAGGGGCGAATCGCCAGATGGACAGTTTCGACGAGGGCTGGGACTCCTAATCAGGAGGAATCATTATGCCTACCACCGGCTCTACCGGCACTATTAACCTTACCACCAAAGCCTCTCCGAAAGTACTGGAGAGATTCAAGATCGGCTCCTGCACTGAGGGCCTGTTCAGCCACGACTACAACTGGACCGGTGTTGCCACCGTTCAGATCTACAGCGTGGACACCCTTCAGATGACCGATTACAACCCCGAGCGCGTTGACGGCGGTTCCCGTTTCGGCAACCTGCTGAACGTCGGCGACACCGTGCAGGAGTTCACCGTTCGCAAGAACCGTTCCTTCATCGGCGCAATCGACGAGAGCTACAACACCAACCAGCTCCAGATCAAGAGGGCCGGACAGATTCTCCGTCGCCAGACGGATGAAGTCATCATCCCCGAAGTGGACAAGTACCGCCTTGCTGAACTCGCCGGGGCCTGCACCGAGAACAACGTCAACCTGTTCTCCTATGCGGCTGCCAACTTCAACAAGAACAGCATCATCGAGACCATCATGAACGCCAACGCTGTCCTGAGCGATCAGCTCGTTCCTGATACCGGTCGTGTTCTCTACATGACCTACGCCGATGCTGTAAAACTGAAGCTCTCCGATCAGATCGTCAACATCGATAAGCTCGGTGAGAAGTCCATCGTCAACGGCGTGTGCGGCAAGATCGACAAGACCCAGATCCGTCTGGTTCCGTCCGGCTACCTGCCCACCGACGTGAAGTTCATGATCGTGAAGACCGGCGTTGCCGTCGCTCCTCAGAAGATCAAGAGCTACAAGGTTCACGACGGCCAGCACATCCTCGACGGCAAGATCGTCACCGGCCACCTGATGCACGACTGCTTCGTGCTCAAGAAGGGCCCGAAGGGCGCCAACGGTCAGAACACCGTCCGTGGCATCCTTGTTGTAAAGCAGAGCGCATAAGCACAATAACAGCCCCGGCGAATAACCGGGGCTGTCCGTATAGGTGAAGAAATGACCGAACAGGAAAAGAACGCAAAATACATCTTCGACGCGCTGACGGAAGCCGGATGCACCAGGCAGGGGGCAGGTGGCGTCCTCGGCAACCTCGAAGCGGAGTCCGGCATCTATCCATGCCGGATGCAGGGCGACTTCCAGACGGGCTTTGTCCGTTCCCAGCAGTACGCGCAGGCGGCCATGACCGGAGACGCCGACGCATGGGCGAAGGACGCCATCGGGTTCGGACTGGCACAGTGGACGTACTGGACGAGGAAACTGGAACTCCTGTCGCTGGCGAGGAACACCAACACGTTTGTCGGAGACCTGAACCTTCAGGTGCTCTTTCTCATAAAGGAACTGAAGCGGGACTTCCCGGCTGTCTGGCGGATGCTGTGCAGTGAGGACGCAAGCCTCTACGGCTGCTCCAACGCCATGCTCCTCCAGTTCGAGAGACCGGCAGACATGTCGGAGGCCGTGCAGCAGTACCGCTACACCCGGTCCAACTACTGGTTAAACCGCCTCAACGAACTGAGCACGGCATCTGTTCCATCAGCTCCAACCGTGCCTCAGAACGAAGCGGAGACGTCTCAGAGCGAGTACTGGCCGCCCCGAATGATCTGCGAGAACATGCGGGGTGCGGATGTGGAGGCACTTCAGGCGGTGCTGACCTGCCGGGGATACGGATGCACGGTAAACGGCATCTTCTCCAAAGGCACGAAAGAGAAAGTCGTCCGGTTCCAGTCTGACAACGGGCTGGATGCAGACGGGATTGTAGGCCCACTGACGTGGGCGAAGCTCTTGGACAGGGGGTGAGCCTGATGAGCGAAGCGGTACAGGTAGCACTCATTACAGGCGGGATTTCGTTATTCGGCTCGATCCTGACGATTGTCCTGACGAGCAGGAAACAGCAGCATGAGCTGGACAAGAAGATCGCAGTGATGGAAGCAAAGATGGACGACATGAAAGAAGACATCCGGAACCATAACCAATACGCCAAGATGTTCAGCGAGAACATCCCGGCGATCAAACAGCACATGGCGGACGTGGACAGAAGGCTGAATTCGATGGAGAGGAGCGGAACATGAAACTTTCAAACGGAACGTATGACATCCTCAAATACATCGCACAGGTTGTCCTCCCGGCAATGGGCACGCTGTACTTTGCACTGGCCGGCATCTGGAATCTGCCCTATGCCGAGCAGGTTGTCGGGACGATCACGGCGGTTGATACCTTTCTGGGCGTGCTGCTGAAGATCAGCTCTGACAACTACTACGACGGGAGGCACTGATGGCATACGAGACAACCGGAACCACGAACGCCCTGCGGGTGTTTGAACTCGCGATCAACCTGATGGATGAACTGACGGACGAGGGGGCGTTCGACCATGAAGACACGACAGAATACAAAAACAGAACCCTCGCCATCCTCAATATCCTCCGGGGAGAGCTGTATCTCTACAGCGACACGTTCCGGAAGAATCAGGAGTGGGCGACGGGGAGAAGACCGGTTGTCGGGGTCATTGAGAACTTTGATGATCCCATCGACCTTGACGACTATATCTGCCAGAGCGTCATGCCCTACGGGCTGGCTGCCCATCTCCTGATGGACGAGAACCCCAGTGCAGCCGGGTACTTCCAGCAGCGGTATGACGAGCTGAAGGCGCTGCTGATGCGGGGGATGCCGGCGGTCAGCGAAGAGATCGAAGACGTGTACGGCGTTCGTGGCGGAATCAACCCGTACAACGAATTCAGCAGATGGATATGAGAAAGAAGACGAAATGGCCACCTTCTCCCGATGACCTCCGGGCGAAGGTGGACGAATACTTTGGAGGTCTGCCGGATGGCACGTTCCCGGACTATGCCGGGATGCTTCTTGAGATGGGGCTGTTCCCGGATCAGGTGGCGCTCCTGTGCGACGAGGAGACGGACGAGGGAGCGGCCTATTCCAGAGTGTTCCAGTATGCGGAGCTGAAACGGGAGAGCTGGCTCTCGAGGGTTGCGGCCTCTGACAGCAGGCTGGCATCAGGAGCCTTCAACCTCCTGAAACAGCAGAAGAACGGGGGCTACACCAGTGCATCGGCACCGAACAGAGGAAATACGCTCCGGCTGATCGTAGACGGAGTAGGCGGGATGGAGGCGTTCAAGTAATGGCGACGATCACAGGCACGACAAATGAACAGGTCTTCAAAATCCCGCAGTGGCTCGGCCTGAACGAGCACCCGGACGGAGACACCCGGCTGAAGCTGGGAGAGGCGTCCCTGATGCGCAACTTCCGCATCACAAAGGACGGGAACCTGAAGCGCAGACCCGGGACGCAGTTCGTGGCAGGGCTGCGTCTGACCTATACCATCGCAACCGTGAACGTGCCGCTGGACCTCCTGACGATGGCGGCAGACGACACCCTGACCTGCTATCTGGTCGCAGACCCACTGGCAAAGCCAGGAGCCGTGACGCTGAGCGGAACGGGGACGAGGATGACCCCGGCCCAGATGTCGGAAAGTTCGGACGTGCTGTACTTCTGGCACGACGAGCTGCCCTACCGCTTCGGTGCGGCTGTGCAGACGGAGGGCGGGTATCTGATCAAGGCCTTCATGCTCCGGTCAGTCCCGACACTGGGAACAAAACCCGTTGCCGGCATGTGGTCCGGCTATGTGGGCGGACATGAAGTCTTCCTCGCCGCCTGTGACGGGGAACTCTGGAGCCTGTACAACGACAGTACAGGCAGGTTTGTCCGGGACCTGATCGGGCCGCTTGTGACGAGCAAGGGTGTGAGCTTCTTCCCCTTCGACAATCTGGTGTACATCCTGAACGGAATCGAGTACTACCAGTACGACGGGCAGACGCTGGAACCCGTAGAGGGCTACCGGCCTCTGGTGGCACTGACCATCGGCCCGACGTGGACGGGAGAAGAGGGCGAAGAGATCACGGAGACGGGCGTGACCACGGGAGAGTACGTGAACCGCCTGAACGGAAAGAGGCGGGTCTGGCTGAGCCCGGACGGGACCCACGGCGTCTTCAAGATGCCGGAGAAGAACCTGGCCTCGGTGGACTGGGTGAAAGACCTCGCCACCGGCGAGGAGATCACAGGCTGGACGGCAGACCTCGAAGCGGGGACGGTCAGCCTGAACCCGATCCCGGAGGAGAGCGTGAACCACTACGAGGTGGGCTACAGCGTGGCGGCCAACTACCGCACGCAGGTAGCGCACAACCTCTTCGCAGAGCTGTACTCCGGCACGACCGATACCCGTGTGTTTCTGTATGGGGACGGGACGAACCGGGCCCTGTACTCCGGCATGGACTACGACGGACAGCCTAGGGCAGACTACTTCCCGGACCAGTACGAGGTCCGGGTTGGAGACGAGAACACGCCGATCACGAGCATGATCCGGCACTTCAGCTCTTTAGTGTGCTACAAGACAGACTCCTGCTGGGGCATCGAGCACGGCATCGTGGAGCTGGCGACCAACGAACTGACACCGGCCATGTACTGTGTGCCGGTGAACAGGGACAGAGGGAACGTGGCTCCGGGACAGGTCAGGCTGGTGGAGAACAACCCGGTGACGGCCTTCGGGCATGAGCTGTACCAGTGGGTGAACAGCTCGTACTACAACTCGAACCTGTCGAGGGACGAGAGGCAGGCCGAGCGGATCAGCGACCGGGTGCAGGAGAGCATCCGGAGATTCGACCTGAAGGACTGCCTGATGTGGGACGACAACGACGCACAGGAGTTCTACGTGGTGCAGAACAGCTGGGCCATCGTCTGGAACTACGCCAACGGGACGTGGTACACCTACAACAACTTCGATGCGGTGAAGATGTGCAACTTCCAAGGGGAGCTGTACCTCGGAACCTCCGACGGCAGGGTGCTAAGGCTGACAGAGCTGGCGGAGGGAGACGTAGGCGAGCCGATCACGGCAGTGTGGGAATCCGGGGCCATCGACTTTGGGGCGGACTACAGCAGAAAGTATTCCTCGATGATGTGGGTAGGCCTGAAGCCGGAGGACGGAACCAGCGTGGACGTGACGGTGGTGACGGACCGGAAGGACACGTTCCGGGATAAGGTGGTCTCCTCGGAGAAGGCAAAGATCGACGGACAGCCCTTCATGGTAAAGACGAAGATCAAGGCGAAGAAGTTCGTGTACTACCGGCTGAGGCTGGAAGTGAACGAAAAGATGCCGCCGGTCACGGTGACAAACG